TGGCGGTGTCGTCCCGATAGCCCAAGTCCCACGCGGTGTACACAGGGTAATTCGGGTCGTATGGCACTTGGCAGATGCGTCCCTGCTGCTCTGCCTCTCGCATTTCCTTGCCGAAAAAAGCACCGAGGATCGCAGCCTCAAAGCTGCACTCGTACTCCTGTAGGTACTGATCCTCGGCCAACTGCGCTCTGGCGGCGGCTAGCTCGGTCGCCGGGAGAATCCCGCTGGATGTGGCGGGCAGGCGCAACAGGAACCACTCGCTAGGGAGACGAGTGGCGGTTTCGTAAATCTCCCAAAACTGGTTCTTTCCCTTGGGCGTACCGCCAAACACAGCCCACCCCTGCTTGTCTGACAGGGCAGGACGAATGACGTTTCCAAATACGCTCGGCTTAAAATCACCGTATTCGTCCATGTAAATGCCATCAAAACCAAGCCCGCGCATCGCGTCAGCGTTGTCAGCGCCAAACAGCCTGATCTTCGCGCCGTTCACTAATTCCACCGTTAATTCGGATTCGTTTACGTCACGGGTGACGGGGGCGGCGTAAAACTTAAAGTAGTCCCATGCGACCGACTTGGCTTGCGAGCGGTACGGGGCGCAGTAGCCGTACAACGGGTTTGAGCTTCGGGCAAACATAGCCGACCGGATAATGTCGTTTACTGCTGCAACAGTTTTCCCAGCTCTTCGGTGAGCTACCAGACACGCCCACCGTTGGGTGCGCTCATGGAACGGCATGAACATCCTACGTGGCGCGTAGGGTATAACTACTGGGGCGGCAGCCATGTGATGACCAAATCCTTGCCATCAGCACCAGTGATTTCGTTTTTATCGCGCTGCCCGAGGTACTGCTTTCCGAGCCACACTAACATAGTGGTGTTACCCGCCTCTAACGCCCTCCATTGGTGGCGACGCAGCGACATCTTTCCGTTTTCCAAACCGCTTTTATAGATTTCGCAAAACTTCTCGTCGCGCAGCAACGTATCTACGCTGCACCCGAGCCACGCGGCAATCTCGGCCTGCGTACATTGGATGCCCGCCAGCTTTTTCACCGCCTCGTAATCAATCTCAAAACGGGGCCGACCGCCGCCCTCCCCTTGGTTGCCTTGCTTGGGTTGACCCGTGCGTTCGCTAATGCGCGTTTCCTTGCGTCTCATGCTGCGGCCTTAAACGGTTTGCCAGTAGATTCCAGCACGGCCTTTTGGCCGGTAAAGTTTTCCCACCGTTTTACAATTACGTCCACAAATACTGGATCTAACTCCATGATATATCCAGTAATTTGATTTTTTTCGGCTGCGATTAGGGTTGATCCTGACCCGCCGAAGAAGTCGGCAATCGTTGTGGCCGAAATCTTAAACCGCTTAATAATCCATTCCATCAACGCGACCGGCTTTTGCGTTGGATGCACTCGGTTCTTTTTTTCGCTGGCTTGCGTAAATTGGCGCACGACGCTTCGGAAATTTGCCCATGCCAACTCGCAATCGGTTTGGTCGCTTTGCCCATTATTTTTGTCCCATACCAGCCAGCATTCGCTGTCAGGCAATGCGGAGGCATAATAGTTTGCGCCCCACCAGATGTGCTTGGCGTCTGGGTACAACCCAAATATCAACCGAAATGCGTCTTTGGCGGTTTCCGCGTTGTCATCGCCAATAATGTCTGTCTTATATCGCTCTTTCAAAACGGAACTTTTCGTTACCGCGTTCATGCCATACGGGGGATCGGTATGAATCAAATCGGGCGACGCTCCTGCCATCAACCGTTGAACGTCATCAACGGATGTTGCGCTTCCACACATTACCCGGTGCTGGCCGCATACCCACACATCGCCAAGGCGCGTGACAGGCTCCACGGGCGGCTCTGGCGTATCGTCGGGGTCAGTTAACCCCTCCGTTCCCTTTTCGGCTAATAGGGCGTCAATTTCGTCCGTATTAAAGCCGGTAAGGTTTAGGTCAAAGTCCAACGCCTTTAGGTCGGCCAACTCCAGTTTGAGCATAGCCTCATCCCAGCCGGCATTGAGGGCAAGCTTGTTGTCGGCAATGACGTAAGCCCGCTTTTGGGCGTCCGTCAGGTGAGCAAGCCGAATGCAGGGGACTTCGGTTAGTTTTAACTTGCGGGCGGCCAGTACGCGACCGTGACCGGCAATGATGCCGTTGGCCTCGTCTACCAATACGGGATTTGTAAACCCAAACTCACGGATACTTGCCGCGATCTGGGCTACCTGTGCGTCGCTATGTGTGCGGCTGTTTTTAGCAAACGGGATCAGGGTAGCGATCCCGATTTGTTCAATTTGCACTATTTGAAACGCTCCAGCTTGTACGAAAGGGAGGCGATTTCGCCCACGATCTCGTCAATGATGTTCTGCAAGTCGGTGTCTTTCGGCAGGTCGCCCCGAATGCCCTTTACAAACGTCAGCAGGCTGTCGGCGTAAGCGGCTGCGTCTTTTTGCACCTTAAACCCGTCTGGATAATCGTCCAACGGGATGATGCCGTGATGCCCTTGATACGCCTCGGCGTACTTATCAGCCAAATCTACGATGTTCTCGTAGTAATGCCCGAGGGCTTTGTGGGCGGCGTAACTGGCTGTTTGCAAATGCAAAAAATGCGCTGCCGTGCTGCTATGCAGCAACACCCCAACGAATTCTGCGGCGTCTTTGTGCGACATAGAGCCTCCCTCGGGCATGGTAGTTTGGTGCTATTGGCTAGTCAACTGGATGACAGTATGCGGCAAAATCAACGCTAAATTTGCCTCATCTGGGATGCCGTGCTTTTCCAACAAGTCTTTTTCAGCCGGGTACACCAGCACCGCGCCTTGGTAGGTAAAAAGCTGTGCGTTCGCCACGCCCTTTTCAACCCCCTCAAAGTCATCTAGCGCCACAACCGTATTGGCGTGGGCTAACTCACCAATCAGCCGAGCATCCCGTGGCGGCAACCTTCCGTCTAGGAATATGAAGTCAGCGCGTATTTTCTGCTTCATCATTTCTTCAAACATCTCACCGCTTGTTTTCATCGGGTACTGGTTAACCTTAAACGGCAGCTTGATGTCGTTGCTGCTATCGCAGGTATGCACCTCGGCTCCCGAGGCAACAAGGGCGAGAGTGGATTTGCCGATATAAGTGCCGACTTCCGCTACTACTTTTGGTTTGAACATCTGTGCGACCGAGTACAAACACCAGAAGTTTGCGAGGTTAATGCTGCCAGTCGGTGCCTGTGCGGTCGGGATCAGGGCGTTCAGCATATTCAGCTGTTCTACCCACGGGATTTTGGCGTGGCTCGTCGTGTGGTCAAAAATAGTTTCCCAAATTACGCGGCTTAAACGTTTCCGATTCATTTTTAACATGGTATTTTCTCCTTATGTCAACCTTCGTGTTCTTCCACGTTGGCCCTGATTTAACGATGCCAACGGCTATGGTGGCATCCATCAGGCATCACAACCCGGGTGCTGAAATCATCCAAGTGACCGATAACGTCACGCCCACCGTATCCGGTGTGACATGGGCGCATCCGACCTCGGGTGACCCCGAGTTTCTGATGCTCTGGCGCACCCAAGCCTTTGCGGCGTTGCAGCTGGCCCAACCCGCCCTGTACATGGACACCGATATGCTGGTGCGGCGGCCTGTCCATCCAGAAATGCTGTTGGGTGATGCGGTTATTGCCGTGACCCGTCGCACGTTCATGCGTGAGGCGATCTTTAACGTCCACCAGCGCGGTCAGGACTATTCTGAACACGCCAATAAGACGTTGGATCAGGTCTATCCGTACATCGGCTGCGGAACCATTACCCCTGATGGGGCGGCGTGGGCCAAGCTCGCGGAAATGTACGAGGCGCTCCCACCCAAATACAAAGCGTGGTACGGCGATCAGGAAGTGCTGCGCGATTACGTCAATTCCCTGCCGCCCTTTGTGGTGCAGCATCTGCCCGAGCATCAATACGCCTGTCTCCCAGAGCATTTTGGTGCGTTCTCTCCCGTTATTGCTCATTACAAAGGCAACCGTAAGGCGCAGATGTTCACCGACGCTGCTCGGGCTTAATCGCATCGTCGTATAACGCCCACAGGTCGCGTATTGCGGCTTCTGGGTCACGGGCAACGTAATACTCACCCCTGCCGTCAAACACGCGCTTAAAGGCTTCCTGCGCTTCACGCAACTTGCCCTTGGGCATCTTGATTTCTACCCAGCACACCCATGAAGTGCCATCAGGTAGGTCACGCAGCACCAGTTTGTCGGGAATGCCTTGCCCTGCATTGCCGTAATCCACGACCGTAAACCCGGCCTTGCGTAATGCCTCGGTGATGATGGCGTCGTTGGCGTCACGGCGGGCAGCGTGTCTCATCG